AATAGAAGATTATATACAATCCGTTCAAGATAGCACGACTAAAAACTATCTCGATGGGTGGAAAAGTAGCTACATAGAGAGAGTGGCAATGATTGATGCCAACTTGAAGATTGAAACGAAGAAGTATATGGATGACTATGAGAAGCTAAATCTTGACATAAGAGACGCTTTTGAGAAAAGTCCTGCTTATATAACATTCAAAACAAAGAACGCGTCTGAAATGGACCCGGTAAAACTTGCGAAGTCTTATAATGACGCACTAAATACTTATATCGATGTGACACCTTCTTTGAGAGCAAAACTTTCTCAAGCACAGACTGGAATGAATGCCGCTATACAATCTGCCACCACGAAAGCTGCCAAAGACAGCGCACAGGTTTGGAAAGAAGAGTTTGAAAAGGTAAAGGACCAGGTAAAGGAAACTACAAGAATAGCACTATCAACTGAAGAGTATGAGAGATTTTATGAGTTTGTAAAAATAAAGAACTCTCAACTCGCAAAAGATTTGGAGGGGCAGTTTACACAGAAAAGAAAAACTGCCAAAGAAGAGACAGACCTTCTAAGAAGCCAAATATCTATTTTAGAAAACGAAATAAAACAAAGGACAGAACTAAACCTCCTAAAAGGCGAGGGTGCGAGTATCGAAAATATGAAAAGGCAGTTGGATGGCTCAGATGTTTTGAACTTTGGGGCAGCCGTCATCGAACCAGCGGAGAGACAGGCTATAAAAGATACGATAGAAGACTTAGAGAAAAAGAATAAGATTGATAAAGCGAGTATAGATATAAAAATTGTTCAAATAAAGCAGAAACAACAGGAAATAGAAAAGGCAGAAGAGTTGATAAAAAAGAGCAGACTGGCTTATAATGCACCTGCACCTATTAGTGAGAAAAAACCCACTAACTTTGTGACTGAACTCCAAAACTTTACTGATATATTGAATACGCAGTTGCCAGGTGCAAAGGCACAAGTCGATGATTTTGGAACAGAGATAGACATCATGTCGAATAAAATAGGCATTGCATTGAGAGACGGACAGGTTGAGTTTGGAATAAATATGGATGAGTGGGAGCAAGGTATGGTGAGTGCCAAAAAAACTGCAGATTACCTGAATAAAATAATAACAAAAGACCCGAAAGGACTTGAAAAGATTGTGAAGCAGGATGGTTCAATCGAAGCCAATGTCATAAAAGCAACAAAGAAAAACCTTGCCACACTATTTGATTTGAACAGGGAATATAACTCTAAAACACTCGGTGATGCAACAAAGACTAATATACAACTTGCTGCTATTTATAAAGATAAGAACAATCTTATAAAGGCACAGGAGGAGGATATCAATAAGAATATGGGAACTTTGTTTCAGAATGCTGAGAAAGTGGCTACAGAGAGAGGTGACCAAAATATTCTAACTCTTATGAAGACTTTGAAAAAAGCAGATGGCACATTCAAGGAGTTCGCAGTTACCGTAACAGACGAAGCTAATCAGTTTGGTATAGAAATGTTTGGAACCATATTCGATGGTAGGCTCAACACGATGAATGATGCACTTACTAAAAGATATGAGGCAATCGCAAAAGCAGAAGAGACCGCTTACAATGATGCTTTATTTGAGCAGTTCAAACTATTTGAAACAGGAAAGATTACCCGTGAAGAATATAATGAAAACACCGAAACGATAGAAAAAAATCATAAGGAAAATATGCTCGCCATAGACGTATCTTATGGTAAAAAGTCTCAGGCAGATATGCTTGCATTCTATAAAGGAAGGACAGATGAGCAGATAGCACAAGAGGAAAAAGAAAAACAAAGAAAGATAAAAAATGCAGAAGCTCTTATGGATATAGAGAGAGCACTTCAACAAGCTCTTTTCGATAACTATATGGAGGGTATTGATAAAAGGTCTCAGGAAATAGACAGAAACCTAAATCAGGAAATAGAAGCAATAGACGCGAGAAAGGCAGCATATGAAGAAGCAGCTTCTGATATGACTAATGCGGAAAAGGTCGAAAGAATGATTATGGATGGCTTTGATAAAGAAAGAAAAGATGCAGAGGATAAGGCAGCAGCCGAACAACAAGGTCTTGATAAGAAAAGATTTGATGCAGATAAAGCCAATAAAGCCATATCTGTTGGATTAGAATACGCACTCGCAATAGCAAAGGCATGGGGAACATTAGGACCATTTGGGGCACCTATGGCCATATTTTTAGGAGCACAAGCACTTATAGCCGAAACTGCTATTTTATCAGCAGAATATATTCCAGCATTCGCAGAAGGAGGTTTCGTATCTGGACCGGGTGGACCAACAGATGATAAAATAAATGCAAAGTTATCTAATGGTGAAAGTGTGATAAATGCAAAATCAACCAAAATGTTCGCACCTATTTTATCAGCAATGAACGTAGCAGGAGGTGGAAAGGCATTCCCGATGGCAACTGGAGGAATGGTTACACCAACGATGATGCAGGAAGCGGCACCATATGATATGTCGAGATTGGAGGATATACTCGAAACGTGGGCTTCAAGACCAATAGAGACATATGTAAAAGAAAGTTCTATTACAAGTGCACAGAGAGACGCAAGTAAAATACAGAAGAGAACAAGGTTCTAAAAATCTACGAAAAAAATAAAAAATATACTTTATACATTATGGAGAAAAAACTTCCGACTTATAGAATAATCGTAAACGCAGAAGACGATACAACAGGAGTATACGCAGTATCTCTTGTAGACGAGCCAGCCATAGAAATAGACTGGATAAAACTTTCAAAGCAGATAGAAGAGTTCTCATTCGCTGCTAATAAAGACAAGCAGATGTTATTCGGACCTCTTCTTATTCCTAACAAACTTATTTATAGGATGGACGAAAAAGGACAGGAATACAACATCGTATTTGATGAAGAAACTATCCAGACGATAGCAGACAAATACAACGAAAGTAAACTTGGAGACGTATTCAACTTCCAACATTCAGACAAAAAAGTAGAGGCTGTGCTTCTTCAAAACTGGATTACAGGAACAACAGACAAATCAAGCGAGTGGGGATTTTCACTTCCAAAAGGAACTTGGTTCGGTGGTGTCAAAATAAAAGACGAAGACTTTTGGAAAGACGAGGTGAAGACCGAAAGAGTAAAAGGATTTTCTGTTGAGATTATGGCAGGAACTGAACTCATAGAAATGACGGCACAAGCCGATAAAATAAAAACACAACTAATGGAAGTAAAAACAAAAGACGGACTAACATTGACTTGGGAAGGCGATGCTGCTGTTGGAAAAGAAGTTTTCTTGATTTTAGAAGATGGCACGAAGGTAGCTGCGGATGCAGGTGAATATGAGCTTGAAGATGGAACTAAAATCATCATAGAAGAAGGAAAAGTGGCAGAGATTATCGCTGCAGCTGCTCCAGGAACAGAAGAAGAAATGGCAGAGCCGGTAGCAGAAGCACCAGCTGTTGGAACAGATGTCTTATCGGTTGTTGAACCTATATTCAACGAACTTAGAGGAGTTATCGCAGAACTTACATCAAGATTAGATAAACTTGAAAATGTAGAGACTGTTGAAGAAGAGGCAGAAGGAGACGAAGAAAATGCTATGTTGAAAAAAATAGAAGCACTTGAAGACAAAGTAGAGATGCTTTCTTCTATGGCAGGAGCACCGAGTATCACTATCAAAAACGATAGAGAGAAAGAAAGAGAAAACAATGAAAAAAGAGTAATCGAAAGATTGCAATCATTGAGAAAATCTACGAAATAACACCATAATATACTTTCAGTATATACAAAAAAAAATAAAAAACAAAATGAATAAATCAAACTTCAAGTTAGCGTTCACGGATAACACGACTTTCTATGGTAAAGATTTGGAAGGCTTTTATGCAAACGCGTTACTAACAGGTAACTCTAAAAGTGAGTTCAAGCTTATTCCTAACGTAAAATCAAAAGTGAAAATCGGTCAACTAAACATTGGTAATATACTTGCTGATGCTGATTGCTCTTTCTCTGGACAAGGTGAAGGCACATTATCGCAAAAAACTTTGGAAGTGTGTCCAGTAAAAATCAACTTAGAGTACTGTCAAAGAACTTTTGAGACTGACTATTTATCACAACTTTTGAGACCAGGTTCTAACAATGACGAAATCATGCCAGCATCTGTTGAAAGTTTTCTATTAGAGCAAGTAGCACTAAAAGTATCTGCAGATACAGAGAAAATGGTATGGGCTGGTGACAGTGCAACTGCTTCATATCCATTATCTATCTGTGACGGACTTTACAAACAGTTCAAAGCAGACGCAGCAGTAATCGATGTACTTGGAACTGCTTCTATTACAACTTCTAACGTTATCGCTGAACTAACAAAAGTTTATAACGCTATTCCACAAGCACTTATTTTAGAAGATGATATGAGAATATTCATATCTCCTACAGTTCATAGAGCATACAGACAAGCATTGGCTGCTGCATCATCTGAAGCATACTACATGCAAAACTATGGTGAGTTACACTTCTTAGATGTGAAACTTTCAGTAGCACCAGGAGCAACAGCAAACTATATGGTTGCTGCAAGAAAATCAAACTTACTTTTACTTACAGATTTAGTATCTGATTTCGAAGACGTTCAAATCTTGCCACAAAAATCCGTAACAGGTGTTCCAGTTGTTAGAATGACAGGTGAGTTCAAGTTTGGTGTAAACTATATCTATGGTTCAGAAGTAGTTTTCTATTGGTCATAATCTAAAAACAGAGGCAATGGGGCTTAGGCCCCTAATGCCATAAAAAACAAAAACAATATAAAATGCCTATATGTAGTGTATTATCAGGAGCCTTAGCAAAAGCGTGTGAGCTAAATGCAGGAGGTGTCAACAAAATATTCGTAACGGATTTCGCAAATGTTACGGGTTATACAGAAGCAGCAGCAGCGTCTCCACAGGTTGGAAACTGGTTGTCTGCTATTACAACATCAGTGGATTTCTTTGAAATCGCAACAAATAAAAACGTATGTAACTTTCAAGAAACGGTAAATATCGATTTGGCTAATGGCTCAACGTTCTTCAATCAAATCATAACTTTAGAGTTATCAAGACGTGAGACAACTAAAAGAACATTTATCGACAAACTTATCGATGGACAAAAACAGTTACTTATTATCATTTTAGATAGTAATGGAAACTATTGGCTATCAGGTCGTTCTGAAGGTTCTTATGTAACAGCGATTGACGGACAAACTGGTGTCGCTAAATCAGACCGAAATGGATATACGGTAACTTTTACAGCAATGGAACCAGACCAAGCTTGGCAAGTAGACCCAGCGATTATTGGTGCATTGGTAACTTTGGCATAATCCAAACAAAGATACAAAAGATACAAAAGAAACCCACCACCATAACGGTGAGTGGGTTTTCTTATAAAAACTAAAAATATAAAAATGGCAATATGTAATGGATTGACCACACCTCTCGCTAAGACGTGTGACCTGAACGCCGGAGGAATAAAAAAAATACTGGTGGCAGATTTTACCGAGTTTTCACCAACAATAACTGGTGGAGAAATCACTGGTATAACACCAGCTGGTCCTAATGCAGTAATATCAACAGTAGCAACGGTGAATATCGCCACCTCAGGATTTGTGAGAATATTAGTATCGGTAACAATACCGGGTAATCAAACATCTATATTCACAACAGGAAGATGGTTTTACTTCACATACAATGTAATGCAGATAGATGGTGTAACGGTAACAGCAACATACTGGTCTGGAGCAGTCCTTTCATCTTCATACAACGCAGGTACAAACACAACAACAATCGTTCCTGACTTCCTAGGCTTCACCCCACTGATTGGACAATCGTCAGACCCTGCACCACCGAACACAAATCAAACCGTGTCAACATTCGCGTTCTTTGAAATAGAAACTAACAAAAATGTATGTAACTTTCAAGAGACCACAGCGATTGATTTAGCTGCGGGAACAACATACTTCAATCAAGTGGTGACACTCGTTCTAACGAGGCGAGATACGACTAAAAGAACTTATATAAATAAACTTATAGCAGGACAAAAAGACCTCCTTTTGATTGTTTTAGATAGTAATAACATCTATTGGATTATAGGCCTTATTGAAGGTGCAAGAGTTACCGGAATAGATGGTGGAACAGGAGTTCAGAAAACTGACAGAAATGGATACGAAGTGGTATTTACAGCATCTGAAAGGCTTCAAGCCTATGAGATTGATTATGCTGCAATATCACCTTATTTGATTTTGGCATAAGGAATAACTTCTATTTATAATGAAGCATAAAAATAAAGCTCGCAACACGCGGGCTTTTTTACGATAAACGAATACGCGATAAAATATACTTTCAATATGATAACACTAAATCCAGGAATAAACACGGAAGTCGTCTTCACTCTAAAAGAGAAATACGATTTTTATACGCCGTCTGTGGCATCATATAATGATTTATTCTATTATTTCCGAATAACAAACAAGCTCAGTGGTAACAATATAGACTTCGCACTGCGTTCAACGGTGGATGTATCTCCAGCACCAGACAGGTATAACGAGTTTGTAATAACGGTAACAGCATCTGCCACTGCATCGGCTGGGGCCAATGGCGACTGGATAAATCTTGGATATAACATATGGCTTTACGGAGAAAATAACGATTTCCCATCACAATGGAACTATGAAGTTTGGGGATGTGTAGGACCTATGCCATCCGGACCAATAAGCTTTCCAACAGGAACGGCAAGCCTTTTAGAAGAAGGACGACTTCTATTCAAGGAGCTATAAAAAAACAATATAAAAATGAAGATTTTTGGAATAAACCTTGGAAAAGAAAAGACGATAGCACCGATAACGGTAACTCTTCCGAACACGAGACAAAATATATCAGACGGAGTTGAGGGATTTTCTTTTGCTATACAGACAGACCTCCCTTATATACACGCAGACAGGACAAACGAATGGGTAAACTACGGAAGTGATAACCTTTATCCGGAATACCTGAAAGACTTATACAACACAAGTCCTACACACAATGCTATTGTAAAAACAAAAGCAGAGATGGTCGTTGGAGAGGAATGGACATATGATACCACATTGATAAGCGAGGCAGAAAACATAAAAATACTTTCTTTATTAGGACAGCTTCAAAAAGACAAAAGTATCTTATCATTGGATTATCAGATATTTGGTGCAATGGCTATAGAGATAATATGGTCGCTCGACTTTTCAAGAGTTGTAGAGGTAAATAGAATAGACGTATCGAAACTGAGAAGTGGAAAATACGAAGAAGGAAAAGTAACAGAATGGTATTACAAAAGAGATTGGACAGACAGAAGAGAAGAAGCGGTATGTGTATATCCATTAGATAGAGGTGATAGAGAGAACCACAGACAACTCCTTTACATTCCTGGACAAAAAGTAGCCAACGATTATTATGGTGAACCTTCATATACAGGAGCAATCGACTGGATTACATTAGAAAGCCAGGTTGGATTATATTACAGAAGTCTTATAGAAAATGGTTTCAACCCATCTCTTCTTATAAAGTTTTACAGAAAGCCAAACACACAAGAAGAAAGAGATAATATCATCGGAGGATTGAAAAGGTCTTTTGGCGGTGTGAAGAATAGTGGTTCAGTAATGACCGTCTTTTCCGACGGAAAGGAACTTTCACCAGACATCACACCGATAGAAGTTCAGAATGTAGACAAGCAGTTTACGGTAATAGCAGACCAGGTAACACAGAAAATACTTACAGGTGAGCGTGCAACTAC